CGCCCGTTACCGTGACCGTGGTGGCAGTCGTGTTCGTTCCGTTGTAGGTCAGGCCGCTGTCCACGAAGAAGCAGTCCTTCAACTCGCCGACCTGCCGGCTTGCGAACCGCTCCACGTATCGCTTCGTCACCCCGCCGATGGTCCGCTTGACGATGACGTACAGGCGATCCTCGGCACCCTCGGCAACGGCAGCGCACGTCTCAAAGTCGCCGTCCGTTTCGTGCTGGTGCCATGCGCCGATCTGCTGCTCGGGGATGTACGTCAGTCCGAGCATGCTTCCCGTGCTCGAGATGAACCAGAGCAGCGGCTGCGGAGCCTTGCTGTAGCACATGTCCGTGATATCGAAGTTGTCGAACAGGTGTGTGGCTCTGATCGACAGGTCACCAGTCACGAACCCGCTCGCCTGCCACGAGTATCCGAGCTCGCGCACATGGCCGTCTCTGGCAGAGCAGTACACCACCGTGTTGTTCACGATGGACGGCTGCACGTTGTTTGCACCGACGTATGACTGCGGACGCACCGAGATCGTGGTCGGCGAGATCACGTCGCTGTTCACCGGGCTGACACGCCACTCGGCGGCGCTTGTCAGCGCGAGGAGCTGGGTCAGCGGAACGAGGTGGCGGATCGTATTGGCCTCGCGTGCAGCGACACGAAATGCAATGCGGTCGGTGTCAAGAAGCGGGATGTGGTACGAGATGTCGCTCTCGGTGCCAGTGCGCGTCATCCACAGCGTCTGCGGCGCATTCGTCGTGCCGGCAAATACGCGGCGCTGCTCAAAGTAACTGACCGCGCCGGGATAGTTACCGCTCGACGCGAATACGGTATCAACGATGGGCGGCGTGATTCCAAGATCCGGCCCGATGTTGTTGTCGGTGAATGTCGTGAGGTCGGTCTGTCCGATCAGGCCGTACAGTCCGTTCTGGCGCTTGTAGATGTTGTAACGAGCAGCTCCTGACACAGCAGACCACGTAACCGTATTGCTCGATCCCTGCGCGTTCAGGTTGTTGTTCGCAGTCGCCGCGGAACTCGGCGCACTCTCGTCAATACCGTTCGGAGCGACCGTGGTGACAACGTAGTAACTGGTGAAGTCAAGCGCCTTGTCGCCGAACTGGACATATCCGCCGCTTGACCACGTTCCGTAGGATGTTGTATTAAGTTCAATTCCGCTGCTGTATGTGCGGACGCGGAACTTGTCTCCGGCACTTATGTGAGAAACGATGTAGTAGTCATCAGGGAACGGATTCGTCCACGTTCCGCCGTCAAGGTACACCGGATCACCAACAGAAAGCCCATGAGGAGCCGCCGTGTGCGCGACGCCTGGATTTGCACTCGTGAACCCAATGAGGTCAAGCGCCTCGCCTCGATTTGCGGTCACCGTCACGCTTGTCGGTGACGTGACGGTCGAAGCAAACGAAATGACGGTCAGCGTCCACGTGGTCGCCCCCAGCCGGCGCAGCTCACGCGGCGCGTAGTTCGGGTGGACGAGCGTCAGCACGTCGGCCGACTGCACGTAGTGGATGTCGAACAGGTCAGCCTCGGCGTAAGGATTTGGGATCTCGTAGATCCCCGCCGGCAGCGCGTACCAATATGTGGCGTTCGGAGGCGCGTTGCCCGTGGTCGCCGCGATGCAGTAGTAGTTCACGCCGCCCGACGAGACAAGCGCACCGACCGCGTAGACCTGGTTGGACGTGATCGTTCCGGTTCCCGCGCTCGTCAGGTTGATCGGGCTTCCGCCGGACGTAAGCGCCAATTGGAACGTGTTCGCGGTCGCTCCGACCACGTAGTAGGTCGTGCTTGCGGACAATCCTCCGGGGAGCGTGGCCGTCGATGCAACCTGCACCGCAGTCCCGTTCGAGTATCCGTGCGCGTTGCTTGTCAACGTCTCCGTTCCGGTATCGACGCCCGTGATGGTCTTGGTCGTTGAGTAGGCGGCAGGCGTTCCCGGCCCGAGCGTCGCACCCTGCGTGTGAAACCGGAAGTAGCCAGCGCCGAGCTCGAGCACCATCGTCTGCGTGGTGCTGAACGTGAACGGAAGCAGGCGCGTGCGCTTCGTGCTGTCCTTGACCTCGCGCACGAACGCCGTGCCGGGTCGGTTCTCTGCCGGCCCCTGCGGCAGCGCGATGAAGTTGAGCAACTTCGCCGCGCCAGTCTGGAACTTCACGTCATCGATCCGCCCCCACATCTCGGGCGACACCTCGCCGCCCGCGAAGGACCGTGTGTACGTGCGGGTCAGCGCCATATCAGCGTCCAGAAATCCAAGAGGTGATGTGACCGGGCTTCACGTCGCGCTGGTTGGCGTCAGACATGCGGGCCTGTCCGAGGTAGATCGCGACCATCTGGAGGCATCGCTGCGCCTGCCGTGCACCTTCCTCGCCCTTCACAACCGGACCGGCAAGGAATGACGCGAGCTGCCACGACAATGCGATGGTGAACATCGGGTCGAACTTGGTCGAATCGCTCACGAGCGCCTGATATCGCAGGAGCGCATTCTCTTGATTCGTGTAGATGACCTTGTTCCCAAGCGTGTCCGTCTCGATCACGTATTCCTGCGGCACGTACACGCCGGCAGTAGTGATTGGCGGGTTCGTCCATCCGAAGCCGTAACGGTCGGCGGGGTATGCGCGGACGGAGTAGTCGTTCTCCGCGTCTGGCGGAAGCACAGCCACGGCGGTCATCATGTCACCGGGGCATGCGTAGGAATACTTCCACATGGTGTACGGCATCGTCACCTGCGCGAGGCTGACGCGCCGCGATGCGAACGACCACGTGTGCATCTGGAGGAGCATGTCACGTGCGCTCGGGTAGAACCGGGCGCAGTGCTCGGCCTGCGCTGATCCCTCCGGCGGGTCGATGCTAGCGACGGTGGCATCGTCACCGAGGTGCGCGAGCGCGAGGTTGCAGATCTCGACGACCGATGGCAAGTTATTCGCTCCTCCCGTAGGACGGGAGGGGCGCCGTGGTTTCCCGCCGACGCCCCTCCCTGTTCACTAACTCGTTACAAGCTCACTCCGTGCCTGCGGCTTCGGCCACCTTGCCCTTGCGGAGACGGCGAGGCGGAGCGTCGGAAACGGTCGGCTCCGGTTCCGCTTCCACTTCCTCGAGGTACTCGAGGTGATGGTTGCGCGGTCCCTTGTACTCGAACACGTCTCCGGGCTGGCGCAGCCCGTTGTCCACGAAGCAGAGAATCTTGGCCTTGACCTTCGGCATGGATAGCTCCTATCAGGCGACCGTGAAGCCGGACGCGTACACCGCACGACCGTCCTGGATGTCCATGACGATGTCCGCGCTGATGACGCCGGCGGTGTGGGTGCCGGTGGTCACGACCTGCGCGCCGAGGTATCGCAGGCCAGCAGCAGCGATTTGCTGCGGGCTGATGCGGACCACGACCTGCCGGCCAGCAGCGAGGTTCGCGGTGGTGATGACGCCGACCTCGCCGACCACGATGTTGCCGGAGGCAAGCGTGGAGGACGAGGAGGCGACCACCTGGAACGTGGCGTTCGTGCCGCCCGCGAGGGCGGTCGTGACGGTGAACAGCACGTAGAGGTCGCGTCCCTCGCCGATGTCTCGGTTCTGGGTGCCCTGGCCGACCGTGTAGAGCGAGCCGCTCACCGTGGCGGTGTAGGCGGTGTTGCTCTGGAGATCGACCACGTCCGGCGTGCCGCTGGTGCCGGTGATGTACGTGGCGGCCGAAGTGATAGCCCCGGTGTTGCCGAGGCGGAGGTTCTGGTCAAGAATCATTGTGTGTCCTTTCTTTCTTACCTATCAGGTAAGGCGAGCTTCTGCGTTGATGAGGGCATCGACACGGCGGCACGGAACGCCGAGGAACGACAGCCACGAATAGGGGGTACCGAACTGCGACAGACCCTGATTCACGGCCAGAACGTTCTGGCTGCGATCCATTGCCTTCACGGCAAGTCCGCTATGGACGGTGCGGTTCATGTAGAAGGCAGCACGGCCCATCGACATGTTCGGGATGCGGTACATGGCGCGTGCCATGAGCTTCACGAGGTCGGTCGCAGCGGTATTGGCCTGCGTTCCGGTCACACCAACGAGATCGCTCACGTCGATGTTGGCGATGCGGACAACGTAGCGCCAGTCCTTCACGACCAGACCGTTCTTCCACTGATAACGGGTGGCGTAAGCCTGGAGACGGTTGTTGCCGTCATAGACGGTCTGCTCGCCGAGATCCTCGTGCATCAGGCCGGCCGTCGAACCCTTCGGGAACGGGCAGTAGACGGTGTTGTCGCCCCAGACAACGAGGTACACCGAGGTGTTGTCGGTGCTGGTGCCGCCGCCTTCAATGATGTTCTGACCGATGCCCGACGAGCCGGGGGCCGCCGAGTACCGCGCCGCGAGGCCGAGGAACGACTTCGGCTCGATGGCGGGGTTGCCATAGAACATCGTGGTCGCCTGCGTCTGGTTCATGGCTTCGAGGAATGCCACGTCCTCGGACAGGCGGAACTGCGAGGTGTTGCCGTTCAGCATGGCGAGATCCTTATCGACCTCGCTGCGAGCCTCGAGGATGCCGCAGGCCTCATCGACCTGGGCAGTCGTGCTCTTGCTGTTCGGGATGCCCTGGTTGAGGGCGCGCCAGTACACGGCCGGGAGGCCGGTGCGGATCACGACGCGCTCGCCGGTGGGCAGGTTGCCCTCCTTGAACACGCAGTCCTCGAGGATCTCGTTCGACTGGGAGAGGAGTTCCGCGATGACCGGAACACGGCCCTCGGGATCGGTGCGCTTCGCCCAATCGGCGAGCGTCAGGTTGGTGCTGGAAAGAACTGCCATTGTGGTTTCCCTTTCGTGGGTTTAGGTGCTGGTGGAGTACAGGGCGTCGGCGAGGTCATTGAACGAGCGGGGTCCGGCCGGTCTGGCTTCGCCCTTGTTGCCCGTGACCATGCTGTCCTCGCTGATCGCCTTTCCGGCGCGGAACATGAACCGGATCACTTCCGGGTGGTTCCCGAGGCCGGACTCGTTGAGCAGGCTGCGGAGTTCGGAGGTGCCGAACGCATCGAGCGCCTTCTTCGCCACGGACAGGTTCTCCGACAGACGCTCGCCGCCAAACTCCTTGTCGGCCTTGCTGCTGTCGGCCCATCCGGTGCGGACGGCCTCGATCTGCGCCGCC